TGTCACCACGGGAGGCTGAGGTGGGTTCATTTATTTGACTTGACTGTTGAAATTTACCAGCTGCTTTAGCAGCACGGAAATACTTTGCAATCCCAGGTTGAGCTGCGTTTGAACGTTCGGCAACTCCACGTTCTTCTGGATCCAAGCGTCGAACGTCAATGTCGTATCCGTGCTCAGGGTTGAGATCACTAAGCTCAGCACCAGAGCTACCAGTGGTTACTCCACGTCGCTGCATTTTAATATTTAGCCCACAATGTCCGTGATAATATTGTACTAGAGCCAACACAAAGGTTTTATATTATGCATCAATACATGGACTCTGATCCGTTTTGGGATCAAAATGTTTATGACGAAGTGATGTGCCGTTGCCTGTCTCTTGAGACATTCGGTGCACCCCTCGCCAACGAGGAAAATGATGTACCATTGTATGACATGTACAACCGAGGATTAGTTGCATGTCAGGACGACAGGCCGAGGACAAATCTGGCAATCGAGGGCGGACGGCCCGGAACGACGGGGCTAATTCCGTCGATGGAGGAAGCACTTTCCCAGTACCCAACCTCTTCTCCCAAGCCGAAAGCACTGGTACTGGAACTGGAAGCAGTCCCCGAGAAGGAAAAAAATCTATCCCTGCGCCGCAAGGGACTGATGCGCTGAAGGACTGGAAAGATTTCTTCGCTCCAGTAGAAGAAGATACGGGTTGCAAAGATGGGGTTTGTCCTGTGCCATGGGCAAAACCCTCTTTCCTAACCGTAGAGGAACCTGTCGATCTGGTCAATTATCCCCCTCATTACGCTTCTGGTGCAATCGAATGCATCGAAGCAATTGAGGCTCAGCTCACTCCAGAAGAGTACCGTGGCTTCCTCAAAGGAAACTGCGTGAAGTATCAATGGCGTGAGCGCCAAAAAGGCGGTGTAGAGTCACTGAAGAAAGCTCAGTGGTATCTAAACCGCCTTATCGCACTTGACGAATCAGCTCAGAAAGGCTGAAGGTAATCGTCTTCATCATCTTCTTCGTCGTCGTCTGCAATGCAGGCGGCGGCGAGTTGTGCTAACTCAATATCGGTTGGATGCCCAAAGTCAATATCAATGTTCTCATCCGCCAAGATTTCCTTGACTGCTTGCCATTCCATCAGACGTTGATGGTAGAGGTTTAGAAGAGCTGAGTACAGCTCATCCCAAGTCATTTCTTCGGCCTGTAATTCGGCCTTACGCATGGCAAATTGAAGTTCCAATGGAAGCTCAAAATGCTGTGGTTCTACCGAACGTTCCATTGATTCCTTCATTGGGTCAATAAAAGTATTCTAAGTCTACACATTAAAGATAGCGTCTACCTCTTCGTGGGTTACGTCGCTCCAGGGATTTTGGCACAGCTTAAAGCTGTTGGCGAACTGAGCTAGGTCATAGGGACTCAAGCTTTTCTCCAGGTTCCTGATTGCTTTTACTTCGTGGGGAGCAGCAGTGTAAGAACGGAAGGCGGCCAACAAAAGGTCAGTGACTTCGTGAGGAACGGCCTTGATTTCTCGCAAGAACAGCTCAACTTCCTCTCGCCTGCGATCTACCATGCCGCCAACGACATTGTGATAGTAGTCGTAGATCCATTGATTCATTGTCCTTACAGTCCCAGGCCAGTCTTCAATTTCAACTTGATCAGGGATTGCGCTGTAAAGAAAAGACTCCCAGCCAATAGAGTGAATAAACGACAGCAAAGCTTGTCGCATGTAAGTATCTAGACCAAGATTTAACTTTTCTAAATTCTGATCAATCACTGCAAGCTCATGGTACAAATACTCCATGGCCTTATGTTTTGTGCAGCACTGCCCACGTTTTACCGGCTCTCCGTCTGGGTAAAACTGTGTGCCAAAACCAATGGTGTAAGGCTCAGCTTCCGTTATGGGATCTGCATAAGCCTTTTCATTGAACCCCTCATGTTTGCAAATGAGGCGTACTGCTTCACTAAAGTCTGACATGGGAGCAACTATCGTTACTCCCAATCATACACACTAATTTAGATTACTTGCCCTGACCCCTGCTCAACTTACGACCATGGCTGGGCTTGGAGTGCTTGCCATCGCCTTGACGGGTGAGCTTGGGCTTGCCTTCAATTTTAACCAATGAAGTTGACTTGGGTTTTGCCATGATGATGAGGGATCGACCCACGTAGCTTAGCGTGCCTGGGGGTATCGTTTTCTGTTTTCAGCTGTAATCGTATTAATTGTGTTTTGAATTTCACTAATTGCAATCATTGCTTCCATGGCTTGCCTTGAGCCAGGGGTAGCAGATTGTAAAACTGTAAGTTGCCTGTTCAGTTCTTGCTTTAGTGTTGGATATTGTCCGCCAGTGGCTTCAGGGGTCTCTGACCACTGGGCCAAACTCATGTGTTTCCCTGCTAATTCCATCACCACTTCACCTTATGAGACCAGTAGCGTGCGGACATTTTATCCGGATTGGGATCTTGCGCATTATGTCGTGCGTAATAAGATTTCTTGCGTGCCTTATCTTTTGCGGTTGTTGGATTTTTACCGGCGCCTTCTACGCCTTGTTGTCCAAAACGCACAATTTTTTCTTCCCCTCCTTCGCAAGCTTTCACAACATGGCTTTTAGTTGGATGCCCTGGCGTTTTTCTTGGTTTGTTGCATTCCATTGAATCCTTGTGAAGCTTAGCTGCAGAAGCGGCCTTGCGTGCTTTGTCAGACATTAGCTAAACCCTTTAAACATTGATGTAAATTCACCAAGGATAGATTGAGCTGCCTTTGACTTGGTCGGAAGCTCTTCTTCGTCTCCTCCAAATATATTAAAATAAGAAGATTTTGAAGTATCTTTTGTTTTTGTCGTTGTCGTCGTTGGCTCTGGCTGATCAAAGAAGCTAGAGATATTGGAGAATGCACTAAAGGGATCAGAAAGATTCAATTCTTCAGTGGTTAACCCCTCTTTTGACATTGCCTGGCTTAACGTTTTTTGCTCTTCCCTATCTACATCTGGCATAAAGTTGGTATAAAAATCATCTTCACTTCCCTCAAAACCAGCTGATTTAAAAATTTGGTAAAGCTGTGTCTCTGCCTTGGCACTTGAATCCGCTTTATCCGTTTCTCTTTCGATGTAACTAACACCAAGCTTTTCCTGGTTTAATGTTTCTTTTTGTTCGTTCAAATACTTAATGCTTTCTCTGATATTTTTAGCTTCCTCTGTCCTGAACGAATCAATCAAGTATTGTTTAACGTTCTCAACGGTAGCCTGTTCTCCCTCTAGTCCAATTTGTTTAAGAATTTTATCCCATTCTTCTTTGTTTTTCTCAGGGCTAACAGATTGCAAAATAGAATCTGCAAATTCTTCAGGTGTAACAAACTTCATGAATGCCGTGTCACCATACAGGTCTTTGCGAATGACCAGTTCTTCTGTTGCTTCTGTAATTTTTTTCTGTAGTTCGTTGTAACCCAAGATGTTTTCAGCTGGGTCCAGGGTAATCGAGTTGCCTTCCGCATCCTTCAGCTGGCCCGTCGAACCTAGCACTTGGTAATGAAGCTTGGCAAAGGCCTTGGGATCAGTCTTGTAGGTACCTTCGTAACCGTAACGATAAGCTTCGTTTGCCCAGTCCACACCATTGGAACTTAACCCATTTTTGGCTGCTTCAAAGTCTGTGTTGACAATAGCTTTTTGATTTTCGTAGGTTAATTTTTCAGCTGAAGTCAATTCTTTGGTTGCCTTGGCAACCGGGTCTAAATAAAAATCAGAATCAAAACTTTTCTTCGCTGCTTCAGCGGTTTTGTAAAAACTGAGCATTGCATTACTGCGAAGCTCTGCAACTTGTTTCAATTTATTGATAACCGATTGAGACTGGAAGATGTTCTGCTCTTCTTCTTTTACATCTAGATAACTGACAAACTCATCCATTGATTTTGATTGGTCAAAGCGTGGCTTAATGTAACCATTGATGAAACTGCTCAAGAACTCTTTTTGTGAATCCTGATCAACTTTAAGCAGTAGTTCTTTGAATTGATCCTTGTTGTTGATGTCTAATTTGTATTGTCCTGCTTTTTGCACCAACAAAGGCTTTTCTGCTTGAGGATTAACTTTTAATGCTGCGTCATATTCCGCTTTGTCCCGTCGCACCTGTTCCTGGTACTGATTGATTTCCTCGTCAGTACGGTCATCAAGATCCAGCTGGAAAGTTTCATAACGCTTCAGCAGCGTTTCATCAAACCATTTCTGCCAGTTGTAAACGGTTGTGTTGGAAGATACTCCGGTAAGACCTGCAATGTCTTTTTCAAGTTGCGTTTTAAATGTTTTCTTTGGGTCCACAAAACCTAGCATTCCTCCAAAGGAGCTGTCACCAAGTATTGAATTGCTAAGCGTGGTATTAATACTCATGATCTCACTGTAAGTAGGGAGATTTTTCATAAGCATTAAATTGGATTCTTTTTCTTTTGCTTTTTTTAGTTCATTGATTGACTGTTGCAAAACATCTTGAGCAAGTAGTTGAAGCTGTTTTTCTTGCCTGCTTGATTCCGAAGTTAAAGTGCTAGCGATGTTTTGTTCCAGGACCGTGTTCAGTTCTGCTTCGTTAAGAAGTTTCCCCTCGGCGTCATATTCTGGAGTCGCAAGTTTAATTACATCTTTTCCATCCTGGTTGGTAATGCCAAGGACTTGATCTCTGTATAATTGTTTTTCGTAATCCGTAAGTGTTTCAGTGTATTTAGTTGACTGCTCTGCTTCTAGGGCTTGGTTGGCACGGTACCCTGCATGCCTACCAACATTTGTGTAGTGTTGCAGAAGGTAGGTATTTTTGTCGTATCGCGCAGTTATATCGAGGTTT